ATGGCCGACTCCTCGTTCGACATCGTCTCCAAGATCGACCGCCAGGAGGTCGACAACGCGCTCGGGCAGACGGCGCGCGAGATCTCGACCCGCTTCGACTTCAAGGGCACCGGCGCCACGATCGAGTGGAAGGGCGAGCACGCGATCGAGATCAGCGCGTCCGCCGACGACCGGGCCAGCGCCGTGCTCAGCGTCTTCCAGGACAAGCTGATCAAGCGCAACCAGTCGCTCAAGATCCTCGACGCCTCCGAGCCGCGCCAGTCCGGCCAGGTGTCCAAGATCGGGATCACCCTCAAGGAGGGGATCAGCTCCGAGGACGCCAAGAAGGTCTGCAAGCTGATCCGCGACGAGGGCCCCAAGGGCGTCAAGGCCCAGATCCAGGGCGACGAGCTGCGCGTGTCGTCCAAGAAGCGCGACGACCTGCAGGCCGTCCAGGCGCTGGTCAAGGCGCAGGACTACGACTTCGCGGTGCAGTTCACCAACTACCGCTGACGCCGCAGGTCAGGCACGTCGTCGGGCCGCTGAGTCCGCACAGAGTCCGCACGAGCCCAGAGCGAGGCCGCTGCGGCCCGCGTGCGGTCCTCTGACTTGGGCCACAGGTGCGAATACGTGTTGAGCGTGATCGTGGGCGACGAGTGCCCGAGCGCGTGCTGGACCGTGACGACGTCGCAGCCGGCGGCGATCAGGCCCGACGCATAGAAGTGGCGCAGGTCATGCAGCGTGAAGGCGTCCATGCCGAGCGGCTGCCGAGTCTGCCGCCACAAGTGGCCAGCCGAGTTCCGGTTGAGCAGCGTCCCGACGCCGAACAGCCAGCCCTCGTCACCCCAGGTGCCGATATCGCGGACATGCTTCGACAGCAGCTCGACCAGCTTGTCGTCGATGTAGATCGTGCGAGCCGATCCTGCCTTGGGCGGCACGACCTTGGCGGTCGCTGCCGCCTGCCCCTGGACCTGGCGGCGCACGCGGATCTCGCGACGCAGGAAGTCGACATCGCCGACCTGGAGCCCGGCCGCCTCGCCGAGCCGGAGACCGGCGTAGGCGCACACGGCAATGAAGCCGACGAACGCCGGGTCGGGGCAGGTCTCACGCGCGGTCGCGACCTGCTCGGCTGTCGGGATCATCATGGTGACCTCGGCCTTGGCGACCTTGGGGAGCGCGACGCCGTCCGAGGGCGCCTCCCGGATCACCTTGTCGCGGACGGCGGCCCGGAACGTCATGTGGACGAAGTTGAAGCGCATCTTCGTGGTGCTCGCGGCGAGCGGCTTCCTTGCACCGTCAGCGCTGCCGGAGCTCATCTCCTTGACCCACGCCTCAACGTGCGAGCGGAGGATCTTGCGCATCGGGAGAGCACCGAACGTCACCGATGCCGCCGCCTGCTGTGCGGCCTCGAGCGTGCCGTCTGCCCAGACTTGGCGACCAGACCAGTCGGCGAACCATTGGTCGAAAGTGATCTTGCCGTGCCGCGGGTCGATCCAGTCGCCCCGGACCAGGCCGGCGGTCTCGTCGTCGAGCCACCGCTGGGCGTCTAGCTTGCGGTCGAAGTGGCGGGCGTGCTCCTTGCCGGCGTCATCGCGGTACCGGGCGCGCCACTTGCCGTTCGGCCGCTTCGCGACGCTAGCCATCACGTTCCGCTGAAGACTCAGCCTCGCGCCCAGGATGAATCGTGAAAGGCTGCTCTTCTAGTGTCCGAACCGCATCACGCAGTCCGTCCCATGCCTTCATGACCACATCGAATGCCGCAAGCGCATCTGTGATCCGCGTCGCGAGGACGGATCCGCCGGCAACCGCCTCATCGAGGCTGGCCCCCTGAGAGTGCGCCCGCTCATACAGAGCGCGGGCAGCTCTAGAGGGGTCGTCGAACTCGGCCTCGAAGTCCGCCAGCGCCCCGCTAAGCCCACTGATCTCGCTATAGAGGACGTCAAGGAACAGGTCCAGATCTTCATCTGACCCCTCCTCCGCGACCATCGCGTGGACCGTCGTCCCCAGTTCCCTCGCAATGAACGGTGCCTCTCCAAGCCGGACCGGCCGATCGCCAGCTTCAATCCGCGCGATCGTCGGTTGATGCCCCAGCTTCAGAAGCGGGTACTCCGACAACTCTCTGGCGAGATCGGTCTGAGTCATCCCCTTCGCCTCTCGCAACTCCCTCATGCGCGTGCGAAATCGGAAGTCCCACTCATTCTCATCAGCTTCCGTCCGGCTCACGCAGAGCAGGCTAACCCAGTTGCTGACGACCGTCTACGTCTCGGTATATGCTGGTCCGCAGACATCCATCTACAAAGGAGGATTCGATGGGAGATCGGGAGCGCCTGCTCCGCATCGCGCAGGTGGCCGAGTGGATCGGCGTCTCAGAAAACACTCTTCGCTACTGGCGCCAGCTCGCGCAGGGCGATCACCCGCAGTCCGTCGGACCGCCCTCGGCGAAGTTCGGCAAGCGGATCGTCTACCGCGAATCCGACGTCCAGGCATGGATCGACGCCCAGTTCGAGAAGGCCACCGGATGACGAAGCGAGGGGCCCATCCCGCCAAGAACCGGCCCCTCGCCACGCACTAACCACGCCCCCCCCTATTGAAAGGACGACGCATGTCCAAGCGTCACACCAGCAGTGACCCGACGGCAAACGCAGCCGTCGGAAAGATCAACCGCGACGGCCAGATCGCCAACGACCTGCGAGACCGTGCCCGCCTCCGCGAAGAGGCCGACGCAGCCCGGAACGCTCGCCTCCGCCGCCAGCGTGAGCAGCGCGACGCCAGCCACCGGGATGGCATCTGATGGACGCCAGCAACTTCATCGTGACAGACGACTGTGGCTCCCCGCTCGGCGTCATGAACATCGACCTGATCCAGGCCGAAGGTACGGCGATGTCGTACTCCCTGGCCGCTGCTGCCGGGGACAAGGACGCCCTGGACCAGATCGCCGCGGCAACCCTGGCTCGGATCGGCGCCGCTTCGTTCGGGTATGTCGCCGCCGTCGCAGCCAAGCAACTGGCCGAGGGTGTCGTCGGCCCGCTGCTCGATGTCATCGACGCGACGAGGGATGCGACGGGGGTGCCGGCACAGGATCTTCGCGCCGGCCTCGCTGAGGCCCGTGACTTCTCGATGGCAGTCGCCGCGACCCTCGCCATGGATGCGAAGGAGGGTCGGTCCCGGTGACCTCGAAGACAGGCATGGGCGTCTTCCAGCCGATGCCGCCACTGACCGACGACCAGATGGCGGCGTTGCGCGAGGACGTCGCGGAGCACGGCGTCCTCGTCCCGGTGACGGTCGACCAGCACGGCCGGATCATCGACGGCCACAACCGGTCGGCGATCGCCGACGAGCTCGGCATCCCCTACCCGACGATCACGGTCGACGTCGCCGACGACGACGCCGCGATGGATCTCGCGGTCACCCTTAACGGTGCCCGCCGCCACCTCAACCAGGAGCAGAAGCGAGCCCTGATCGAGCACGAGCTGATCCGGCGCCCCGACGACTCGGATCGCGCGATCAGCCGGCGGGTGGGGTGCTCCCCGACAACCGTGGGCACGGTCCGGTCTGAACGGCGAACGCAAGCCGAGGAGCTCACGCGTCGATGGCAGGAGGCCATGCGACAGGGCTATCGGTCCCTGTGGAAGGTGCTGCACGAGCTGTTGCTGTGCGGGGCGCCGATCGACGAGATGCTCACCCGGGCCGAGGCCGCCAAGGACCGCAGTGTCGCCACGATCGATGATCTCGCGGCGGACGCGTTCGACCTCGTCAACCGCCAGGCGCTCGTCGACTTCTACGTCTACACGACCCTGTTCAACGACTTGAGCGACATCCGATCGATGCTGCCCGACGACCTGGTGATTCCCTGGCGCGTCGATCAGGAGGATGCGCGGAAGGTGCTTGAGCACGCGTTCTCCGGGATCGCCGAGCTGTCCAAATTGGACACCTCCACGGTCTCGTTGGCCGCCATCGACGCACTCGGCGCGGCTGCCCGATGACCGGCTGGCAGTCGTTCGCCTTCTCGGTCCTGGGCGTCGTCTTGTTCGCGGTCGCGATGCGTCGGGCTGAGCAGGCTGTGGTGTGGCCGTTGCAGGTCGCCTGGGTGTTGGTGGCGCTGTTCCCGATGGCCGCGCTCCTGGCCCTGGCGATCGCGTCCCGGCTGGCCGTGGTGGTGGTCCGGTGAACGGGGATCAGAAGCTGCGTGCGATCGCGGTGATCGCGGTGTGCACGATGTGCGCGGTCATCGTGTCGGTGATGGCCATCGCCGCGGCGGTCACGGGTGATCTGCGGTGAGCGGGGAGGTCCAGTCGACCTGGGTCGACGGGGTCACCTTCACGTTCCGCCGCTGCTGGGTCGACGGCGTGGAGGTGCCGCCTCGGGTCGCGACGTTCAACGACCGCCTGGTCGCCGTGGTCGATCCCGAAGACCACCAGGTCGCGGAGCGGCTGGTCGATGCCTTCTTCGCCCAGTTTGAGACCAACGACCCGGCCGACTACACGGCCGAGAGACAGGCCGAGGCGATGCAGGAGGCCATCCGAGGGTTGGTCGCGCCACCTGAGCCGGTCGAGGTGTTCGAGCACCTGGTGGTCGGGATGCCCGCCCCGAATGGTGCCGTGACGGGCCTGTGCGGCAAGACGTGGAAGCCCGGCCGCGGCGGGACTGTCGCGACCCAGCGGTGCCCCGAATGTGTCGCGATCATCGAGGCCGGGTGGTCGAAGTGAACGCCGACGTCGTGGACCTGCTGGAGCGGGCGGCGGCAACGCTGCGCGAACTGGCGCAGGCTGCCACGTCCGGCCCATGGGAGGTCATCGAGGACGTCCACCGCGGGTACCCCGAGCCAGCCCGCGAGATCAGCGTCTGGTCGCAGCCAGAGGACCGCTACGTCACCGAGGACGTCACGAACGCGGGCAGCCTCGACCGCTGGCGGGCCAACGCCCAGCACATCGCCATCTGGTCGCCCACCAACGCCTTGCTCGTCGCGGACTGGCTCGAAGGCGAGGCCGCGACCGTCGCCGCCATGGAGCCGCTCGCGGACCTCATCGGCGTGACGATCCAGCACACCTCGGGCAACTCCTCGCACGTCGACGTCGGCCGAGCGGAGACCGGCTCTTGGCGGATGCACGCCAGGACCGACTCGTTCGCCCTCGCTCTCGCCCGCTCGATCCTTCAGGAGGACACATGAGCAAGATCAGCTTGACCCCGATCACGGTCAACATCACCGGTCCGGACGGGGACACGACGCAGCTCCGGTACTGCACCATGGGCCGCCATGCCCTGTGGCTCGAGAGCAGTCTGCGGGGTCGGGAACTCCGCCGCCGCCTCAGGGAGTCCACCGCCCTCGACAGGCGGCAGCGTCGCCGGTTCATGCGTCTCTTCGGCCGTGGGTGGGAGATGCCGGAGGTGGCGGCGTGAACGCGATCCTGTTCGACCGGATCCGCGAGCAGCTCGACGCCCCGTCTCCCGACAGCAAGGATGTCGTGCCCTGGGCCGAGGCAGCGGGTCGCTGTCGTGCCGCCGGGCTCGTCGCGGTCATGACCGCCGAGGCGCTGCTGGAGGCCGCCCACAAGGCCGCTGACGAGCTCGACGAGTGGGACGGCTACGCCTCCTCGGTCCTCGGCGGCATGTCGCCCGGCGGTGTCGTCCGGCACAAGGCCCACAAGGCCGCAGAGGTCGACGTGGACACGTGCCCGGCCTGTCAGCGGCGGACAGAGGAGCCGACCGCCGAGAGGGCGTCCACCGTCATGGACGTCCCCGACGAGCCCCTCCCGCCCGGCGCCGACCCGGTGTTCGGGCTCACCGACAACGAGGTGCCGCTGTGACGTACACACTCACCTCGTCCTGGTGGGACATCGACGACGTCACCTACGCCGAGGTCACCATCGACGCGGGTGTCCAGCGGTTGGTCGCGCACGCCGAGAACACCGACCGCGACCAGCTCGTCGCCGACCTGCGGCAGCTCTCTGCCCGTGCCCTCGACCTGGCTGGCGAGATCGAGCGCGAGACCGACATGGCCTCCCTGCGACGGCTGGCCCCCTCCATGGCACCAGCGTCCGATCCGATGTTCGGCCCCCACCTCGCCACCGCCGATGACGTCATCGCGGGCCGTGCCCGGTACGCCGACACGCCTGGTGGTCACGCCGATCGACGCGCCGGCCGCACCTCCGGAGAGATGCCGGGGTGGGACGGATGACCGGCTCGGCCGAACAACTCACCATCCCGACCACAGAGAGCGAGACCGCTATGACCGACACGACCGCCACCGCCCAGGCCGCCACGCCCGAGGACAAGCCGAAGGACGACTGCTGGAACCCGCCCGACAACGAGCTCGGCTACCTCTCGGAGTTCATCCACAAGAGGACCGAGTCGGACCTCGATCACCACATCGCATGCCACCTTCACGAGACGGCCTTCCAGCACGCCCACTGGTCGAACGACTGCAAGGAGACGCACATGTTCACGGACTACCCGTGCGACGACTACGAGCGCGGCCTGCATCTCGGCATCGCGTGGCTCAAGTCCCGGATCACCGACCTCGAGCAGCGGGCGTGACCCCGGCCAGTCAGCCCACTCCACCCAGCTCACACGAAGGAACGCCATGGCCCGCCGCACCAAGCTCACGTGGATGAAGGATCTCCGCGGCGCCGCCGACCTGAGCAACGCCGAGTTCCGGATCTTGGTGATCCTCGCGACGTACAGCGACCAGGCGCTGCTGAACGCACACCCCGGCACGAAGCGTCTCGTGGAGGACACCGGCCTTGCTCGGTCGACGGTCATCACCGGCCTGAAGGCGCTGCAGGAGAAGGGCTGGATCCGGATGACCGAGGAGGGCGGACACCAGCACGGATGGGGCATCGCGCACGCGTTCTCGATCCACACTCCTCCGGATATCCACAAGGGTCCGATCCGCAGAGGAGTTATCCACAAAGGGTCCGATGAGCGGCCCCTAAAGGGTCCGGGGGGCCGGACCCTAGACGACCCAGAAGGGTCCGATTCACAGCCGAAGGGTCCGATGAGCGAACAAGAAGGGTCCGATTCACGTGCCGAGAAGGGTCTTGTGAATCGGACCCCATCAGGTCATTCATCAGGGGACGCATCAGGTCCAATTCATCATTCCGCCGCAGGCGCGTCGGGCGCACGCGCCGCAGCAACGCCCCACGCCACGGACCCCTGGCAGTACGACGCCGACGGCGATCTCACCGACGACAGCTACGAGCGACTCCTCGACGAACTCGGCCGCGTCCTCGACATCGAAGCCAGCACTGTCGACGGGATGCTCGCCAACGGCGCCCACCCCAAGGCCGTCATCAACACCATCAACAAGCGAAGGAGCGCATGACCATGATCCGCCGACTCCGCCAGCGCCTCCGCCGCCGCAGGTTCGACACCCGCCTCGCCTCAGGACAGCCGGTTCGGACCCTCGCCGAAGCCTGCGACGAGGCGGGCCACCTCGTCGCGCTGTGCCGCGAAGTCCACCGCCGCCAGATCCCACTCAAGACCCTTCGAGAGGAGCCCTCATGAACCGCAACACCGAATACAGCGCCATCGTGCACACAGACATCCGGCTGTTTGAGATCTACACAACCGAGGTCATGGTCGGCGGGCAGCCGGCCGGCCGCCGCATCATCCTCGACGACGACATGGTCACGGCCGACGAAGCGCTCGACCTCGCACACCACCTCGTCGCTGCCGCGAAGCACATCAAGCGCGGCGGCCTCAGCGTCGTCCCCAACCCCAGCGAGGAGCCCCCCACCGCATGACCGCCACCGAAACCCGAGCATGCATCAACGGCTGCTCGCTCTACCGCCAGCACCTCACCGACTGCACCGGAGACGGATGCCGCGGATGCCTCCCCACCCGAGCACGCCACGGGCTCCTCTGCGACAACTGCTACCGCCGCCTCGAGCTCATGCTCACCGACGCCCCCATCGTCCACCGCTGGCTCGGCGGAAACATGGCAGCCTCCACCACCCAGCACCTCGACCCCGACGGCCCAGCCCCCAGCCGCCACCGCACCAAGGGCGACGAATCACCCGCCCCGCTCAACGTCGGCATCCTCGACACCCGCCAACTCCTCGCCGACCGACTCGCCATCTGGGTCGACCACCACTGCGAGGAAGTCAAGGTCACCGGACCCGACGAACACACCCCCGCGAACGACGCAGCCCACCTCATCCGCTGGCTACCCTCCATCGCCTGCTGGGACATCGTCAGCGACTGGATGGAAGAACTCGCCGAGACCATGCGCGACGCCCACCAGCTCGCACCCTGGCGCCCCATCACCCGACGCATCCCCGGCATCCCATGCCCCGGCGAGAACTGCGGCGAGACCAACCTCGCCATCTACGGCGGAGACACCGACGTCACCTGCCTGTCCTGCCGCACCACCATCAACGAACGAGCCTTCGGGCTCTGGGAACAGATCGTCCTCAACCGGGAGGCAAGTTGACCGACGCCCTCATCGTCACCACCCGCGAAGCCGCCGAACTCGCCGGCATCGCCGAAGCCACCATCTGGAAGTGGATCGAACGCGGATGGATCAAGCCCACCAACCCAGGACACAAGCCGCTGCGGTTCAACTACGACGACATCGCCCGGGTCCAGCGCGACCACCGGCCCAAGAGCTGGCTGAACCGACACCAAGCACTCCGGAAGCGATGGCTTGCTGGCTATCGCCACAGCGATCTGTCATGATTTCTCCAGCGGAGCCATGCCCGCTAACCCGAGAGCCCCGGCCAACCACCGGGGCTCAGTCGTTCCACGAGGTAGGCGCACCGGGCCACGCGGGACGAGCAACACTCGCATACCGGACGCTCGTGGCGTCGACCACGACAGAGCCGAAGGCCACAGGGCGAACGGCAGCGGCGCCTCCAGGCAGAAGAGCCCGGTGATGAGCCGCATCGACGACAGCTTCCCGTGAGAGCGACTGGGCTCTGAGCGGGAAGGCGGGACGCTCCGGCCTCCTGCTGCCCTCGCCAGGAGCCACAGGCTCCACGGCGAGGAAGCCCGCCCAACCAGGCATGGAGGGCGGGATTCCTCCCAGCCGTCCCCCGGGACTGGCTGGGCCTTACGCGGACCGCCTCCTAGGAACGACGGCCCGCACCCGCCACCGTGGATGGGTCAGGGACCTTGAAGCGGTGTGCAGACTTCCTGGCCGCGATCAGAGGGACTGAGGCATGCGGGTCTGCCTGACATCCGGCTGTGGTGAGCTGACGCCGAAGACCCGGTGCCCCGAGCACGCCCGGGCCAAGAGCCGCGACGCTGGCACGAAGCAGCAGCGCGGGTACGACGCCGAGTACGACCGACTGCGACGCGCTGACATCGCACGGCTCGGACGCGGCGAGGTGCTGACCTGCTGGCGCTGCGGCACCGTGGTCTACCCGCACGACTACTCGCTCGGCCACTGCGACGACGACCGCACGATCATCCACGGCCCCGAGCACCTGCGGAAGTGCAACCTCGCCAACACCCGCGGCGGCTGCCCGCACCCCGACCACGTGGCCCAGGCGGGCCAGGCCGACCGCTCCTGACCCACCCCCTGGCGGGGCACCCTGCCTCGCCCGGTCGAGAAGAACTGCGGAGTAGGTCTCTGTCCGGTCACGCGGGTTCAGAGGTCCCAGAGCATCCCCCAAGCGGGCGGCGCAAGGCCGCTCGGCCATCGATGGCGGCGCAAGGCTGCCGAGGAGCTGATCGACATGACCGATGTGACGCGCGTGGTGCTCGTGAAGCCGGACGACGTGCTGGTCTTCGGCAACATCGGTCCCGCGAACACCGAGGTCATGTCGGAGCTGGGCGAGCGGATCAAGGCTGTGACCGGAGCGTCGCTGGTGGTGTTCTTCGCCGACGACATCGACCTCGCCGCGGTGCCTCGATGACGCGCGGTGGTGCTCGCAACCGATCCGGCCCGGGCAAGGACCCGAACTCGCTGCGCTCGGCGGCCGCTGGGTACGTGCTGACGGCGCTGCCGTCGGAGGGGTACGCCGGCGAGGTGCCGGACTTCCCACTGATGGAGTTCACCGTCCTGCGCTGGGAGACCGAGGACAAGCGCCGCTACCAGGTCCGCGACGACGAGGCGACCGAGGCGTTCCGTCGGCGCGAGCTCGAGCTGTGGGAGCAGGCGTGGACCTACCCGCAGGCGTGCGCGTGGGCGCAGGAGTCGTGGCGCTGGAACACGGTCGCGATGTGGGTCCGCACCCAGGTGGTGTGCGAGTCGTCGGAGGCGACCGCGGCCGACAAGGGCGCGATCCACCGCTTCGCCGACCAGATCGGGATGACGCCGGCCGGGCTGAAGGAGAACGGCTGGGCGATCGCCCGCAACGAGATCGCCGACAAGGCCGCCGAGAAGCAGACCGAGGCCGCGCAGGTCCCGCAGTCCAGCGCCCGCGACCGGATGACCGTGGTCAACGGTGGCGGCGAAGGCTGAGACGCCGGTCCGCTGGACCACCGGCAAGGACACCTGGGTCGTCGACTTCCCCGTCTTGTGGGTCGCGGTCGACTGGGAAGAGCGCCATGCCGTCGTCTCGGACCCGGTCCGCGGCGTCCACCTCGACGAGGCGGGCAACCCGGAGCCTTTCACCGAGTACGCCCAGCAGCTCTGGGTCACCGTCAACTGGTACCGGATCCGCCCGACCGCGAAGCCGGGCGACCTCGCCACCGCTTTCCACTACCGCCGGGTGCAGTACGTCGGCCCGCAGAAGTGCGGCAAGGGGCCGTGGCTGGCGAAGAAGACCAAGGCGCAGGCCGGCGGCCCGGTGCTGTTCGCGGGCTGGGCCCAGGGTGGCGAGGTCTACCGCTGCGCTGACCATGGCTGCGGGTGCGGGTGGGTGTACGTCTACCGGCCCGGCGATCCGATGGGCAAGCCGTGGGGCAAGCCGCTGATGCAGCTCATGGCGACCGCCGAGGACCAGGTCGACAACGTCTACGACCCGCTCAAGGCGATGCTCAAGAACGGCTGGGACGCCGATCGGTTCACGGTCGGCGAGGAGTTCACCCGGCTTCCGGGCGACGGCAAGATCGAGACCGTCACCTCCTCGGCGCTCTCGCGGCTGGGCAACCCGATCATCTTCATCGGCCAGGACGAGACCGGGCTCTACACCGACTCGAACAAGCTGCGGAAGCCGGCCGAGATCACGCGCCGCGGCGCGTCGGCCATGGGTGGGCGGTCGATCGAGACCACGAACCCGTGGGACCCATCCGAGGACTCGGTCGCGCAGCGCACGTGGGAGTCGAAGCGCCCGGACATCTTCCGGTTCTGGCTCAACCCCGAGCTCGACGTGACGCTGCACCGGCCCGACGGGAAGCCGTTCTCATTCTGGGTCAAGCGCGAGCGCCGCAAGATCCTCGCCCACGTCTACCAGGGCATCGACCACATCAACATCGAGTCGGTCGAGGCCGAGGCGCTGGAGATCGGCGAGAAGGACCCCGGCCAGGCCGAGCGGTTCTACGGCAACGTCGCCAAGGCCGGACTCGGGTCGTGGCTGAACATCGACTCCTGGAACGCCCGCAAGGCCAAGGAGCCGCGCGAGATCAAGCCGGGCACGGCGGTCACGCTCGGGTTCGACGGCTCCGACAAGGACGACTGGACCGGGTTCCGCTGCGAGACGCGCGAGGGCTACCAGTTCACCCCGACGTTCCCCGACGGCCGGCCGATGGTGTGGAACCCCGCCGAGCACGGCGGCCAGGTCCCCCGCCTGGAGGTCGCCGCCGGCCTGGAGCACATCATGACCACCTTCAAGGTGGTCCGCGGCTACTTCGACCGGCCCTACTGGGGCACCGAGATCGACGCCTGGGCCGAGAAGTACGGCGACACCGTCATCATCGGCTGGGCGACCTCGGCGCCGACCCGGATGCACCCCGCGGCCGAGCGGCTGGTCACCGACGTCACCAAGCGCGACTCCACGTTCACCCACGACGGCTGCGAGCTGACCGAGAAGTGCATCGGCGCGGCCCGCAAGTCCCACCGCCCCGGCGGCCGCTACGTCCTCGACAAGCCCGGCGATGGCCGCAAGATCGACCTCGCCGTCGTCTCGATCCTCGCCCACGAAGCCGCCTGCGACGTCACCGCCAAGGACTTGTGGCCGGTCGAGGAAGACCAGAACTTCGCCTACTTCATCTGACCTGCTCCGCGCGGGTCCCCGACCCGGTGTGAACCAGATGAGGAGGGCTTTCGTGGCGAGTCTCGAAGAGGCCCTCAAGCTGGTCGACCAGCTCTACGCACGTCTCGTGGACCGTCGGCCGAGCATCGAGAAGCAGTACCGCTATCTCGAGGGCCAGCAGCCCCTCGCCTACGCCACCGACGCCTGGAAGAAGTTCCACGAGGACCGCTACAAGGACTTCTCCGACAACTGGTGTGCCGCTGTCGCGCGCACCGCTGTCGCGCGTCAGCGCATCGACGGGCTGCGCCTGGGCGGGCCCACCGACACGCTGACCGACGACGAGCAGGAGCTGTGGCGCGACTGGAACCGCAACGACTTGGAGGCCCAGTCCTCCCAGGGGTTCCTCGCCTCCTCGGTCGCCAAGCGGTCCTTCGTCGTGGTGTGGGGCAACAGCGACGACGAGCCGGTCGTGACATGGGAGAAGCCCTCGCAGGTCATCGTCGACTACGACCCGACCGGCCGGCGCCGGCTCTCCGCGCTCAAGGCGTGGCAGGAGGGCGACATCGAGTTCGCCACCCTCTACCTGCCTGACGGGCTGTACAAGTTCGACCGGCCCGCCGCCATGTCGGCCGAGATGCAGAACCGGATGAAGGACCAGGGGTTCGTGCTCCCGGCCTCCATGCTCGGCGGCAACGGCGGATGGCGCGTGCGCGAGGTCTCCGGCGAGCCCTGGCCCGTCGAGAACCCGCTCGGCGAGGTCCCGGTCGTCGAGTGGCCCAACCGGCCCCTGCTCGGCGGCGAGCCGATCAGCGACATCGACGGCGCGATCGCCATGCAGGACGCCATCAACACCTTGTGGGCCTACCTGTTCACCGCCGCCGACCACGCCTCGATGGCCGCCCGCGTCGTCCTCGGCGCCGAGCCGCCCAAGGTCCCGGTCCTCGACGAGAACGGCCAGGTCGTCGGCTCCAAGCCGGCCAAGCTCGAAGACCTCGCCCAGGGCCGCCTGCTGTTCCTGCCCGGCGTCGGGGGCAACGCCCGCATCGACCAGTGGGACGCCGCCAAGCTCGACGTGTTCGGCACCGAGACCACCCGGGCCCTGGGCCACCTGGCCGCGCAGACCCAGACCCCGGGCCACTACCTGCTGACCAACGAGAAGTTCGCCAACCTCAACGGCGACGCCCTCACCGCCGCCGAGGTCCCCCTGGTCGACAAGCTGCGCGACAAGGCGAAGTACCTCAACACCGCCGCCAAGGAGACCGCCCGGCTCATGGCGCTGGTGCGTGGCAAGAAGGCCCTGGCCCAGCAGATCGCCGAGACCAACGGCCGCGACTTCGTGCAGTGGCAGGACCCCGCAATGCACTCCATCGCGCAGATCGCCGACGCCGCGACCAAGGACCGCGCCGTGGGCATGTCGCTGCGCACCGTACTGGAACGCCGCTACGGAATGACCGAGCCCGAGATCGACCGCGAGCTGGACCGGATCCGCGAGGAGAAGGCCGACCCGATCCTCGCCGCACTCGTGGGCGGCATGAACGCCACCACGAACACGGGCGCGAGCGCCGGTGCGAACGCTCCGCTCGGCTGAGCAGTTCTACCGCCGCTCGGCAGCGATCGCCCGCAAGGCGGTCCTCGAAGCCCGCCCGGTCCGCCGCCGCGACGCCGGGGCCGTCGCGACCGTGCTGGCTACCCACCAGATGGCCGAGGTCGACCTCGCTCGTCGCGGGATCGTCGCGATGCTGGACGAGCAGCGGATCAACGCCGAGGCCGAGGCGCTGCTCAGCTCCGCCGCGTTCGTCACCCAGGTCGCCGACATCGAGCGGATGCTGGACCAGGTCGTCACCGACTGGCAGTTCGACCGGCTGATCGGGTCGCTCACCCAGGGCGCCGGCCGCGACGCGATGGCGCTGGAGGTCGCCGCCCGCCCCAACATCGCGTGGGTTCGGCACGTCAACCCGCCGTGCTGTCGCGACTGCGCGATCCTCGCCGGCCGTGTCTACCGCTGGTCCGACGGGTTCGAGCGCCACCCCGGCTGCGACTGCACCCACATCCCCACCACCGTCTCGGCCGCGAACGGGCTCACCATCGACCCCGACGAGCTCGTCGACCAGGGCCTGGTCACCGGCCTGTCGAAGGCCGACCTCGAGCTGCTCGCCGAGGGCGCCGACCTCAACCAGGTCGTCAACGTCCGCAAGCTCGAAGCCCGCATGACCGACGGCCGCGCGGTGCTCGTGCGTCGCGGCCGCCTCACCCCCGCGGGCATCCTCAACGCCGCTGGCGAGGACCGAGACCGGATCCCCGAGCTCATCGAGACCAACGGCTACGGACGCCGTACCCGATCCGCCGCTCCTGCCCCTGCGGGTGGCTCGGGACCGCAGGACCCGCCGCGGCCGCCGACGCGCCCCGGCGTGGCGATGCCCGACGAGCCCGACCCCAATGACCGCGAGGCCCACCGGGCCTACTGGCAGGCACGGCGCGACCAGCTCGAAGGCCCGGCCTTCACTGCCGCAGGTGAGCCGCTCGACTCCGACGAGGTCCGCTTCGCTGAGCGCATGGTCGGCGCCGGCCACCGGCTCTCGTGGATCCCGACCGGCTCCAACGGCACCGACGAGATCGGCACCCTGCCCGCCAACGACTTCACCTGGCACACCAGCCACGATCACGACGCGACCCTGCCGGCCGACCTGCAGGTCGAGCACAAGGGCCTGCGGGCCGACACCCCGGTCGACTTCAAGCACATCGCCCGCCAGATCCGCAACGCGATGAACAAGAACAAGCGCCGGCTCATCGTGACCAACGTCGTGGTCGACGTCGGCGACCGTGACGTCTCACCCGAGATCATCGCCGAGCTGATCGCCTACTACAGCGCCCCACCCCGACCGTTCGAGCGCATCTGGCTCATGAGCCACGGCGAACTGATCGCGATCGTCGAGAAATGACGAGTGGGGCCGTATCCCCAGCTGTTCGCCAAAGCCGCGCCCCACTCACCACCGAGTGTACGCCGCGAATCCGACTGGCGCACCCCCTCCCGATCCACCTGACGCGCAAAGCGTCGGGCCGACTCTCGCAAGGAGAGACACATGGCTGACGCAGCCGACACCAGCACCACCACCGACGCCGGCTCCACCGGCACCACGACCGGCGGCGACACGGGAGCGACCGGGGCCACCACCACGGACGCCGGCAGCACCAGCACCGGCGCGACCGGGGCCACCGGCAGCGCGGACGCCACCGGCAGCGCGGACGCCGGTGAGGCCGCGCTCGGCGACGCCGGCAAGCAGGCCCTCGACCGGATGAAGGCCGACCGGAACAAGGCCCGCACCGAGGCCGCGAACACCCGCACCGAGCTCGACAAGGCACTCGCCGAGCTCGCCAAGCTCCAGGGCAAGGAGGCCGAGTTCACCGCCGCGCAGGAGGCGCAGCGGGTCAAGGACGAGGCCCTCTCCGCCGCCAACAAGCGGATCCTCAAGGCCGAGGTCCGCGCGGCCGCCGCCGGGAAGCTCAATGACCCGGCCGACGCCCTGGCCCACATCGACCTGTCGTCGTTCGATGTCAGCGACGACGGCGACGTCGACACCGACGCGATCGCCGCGGCGATCACCGACCTCATCACCACCAAGCCCTACCTGGCTGTGCAAGACGGCACGAGGTTCCAGGGCGGCGCGGACGGCGGCTCCCGCAACGGGACCGGGCCCGCCCAACTCACCCAGACCGATCTCGACCGGATGACCGCCGAGCAGATCGTCGAGGCCAAGGCCAAGGGCCAGCTCGACCAGCTCATGGGCATCCGCCGATAGCCCCAGAAAGGGACTCGCACCATGGCTTTCACCAGCTTCATCCCGCAGATCTGGAACGCCGAGATGCTCGTGTCGTTCCGCCAGAACGCCCTCGCGGCCAACTTCACGAACCGCAACTACGAGGGTGACGCCACCAAGGGCAACACCGTCAAGATCAACTCCGCCGCGTCGGTGACCATCACCGACTACAAGGCGGCCGGACGGATCACGACCCCGGAGAACATCAACTCCACCTCCGTCGACCTGCTCATCGACCAGGAGAAGTCGTTCGACTTCAAGGTCCACGACATCGACCGCGCCCAGGCCGCCGGCTCGCTCGGCGTCTACACCACCGACGCCGGCCTCGGTCTCGCCGAGGACGCCGACAAGTTCCTGCTCGCAATGATCTCCGGGTCGGTCACCCACCAGACCGCCTCGACCATCACGACCGGCGACGAGGCGTGGAACATCCTGCGCGACCTGCGCAAGGTGATGAGCAAGAACAAGGTCCCGGTCGCCCAGCGGGTGGTCGCGATCAACGCCGAGTTCGAGGGCCTGCTGCTCGAGGCGTCTTCGAAGATCACCAACGTCGACAAGTCCGGCGTCGCCGAGGGTCTGCGCGAGGCCGTCCTCGGTCGCCTGCTCGGCTTCACCGTCGTGACCTCGGAGAACCTCCCCGTCGTCGCGAAGCCGCAGGCCGTCGCCTGGTACGTGCCCTCGGTCGGGTACGTCTCCCAGATCGACGAGACCGAGGCCATGCGCGACGTGGACTCGTTCGCCGACCGCGTCCGCGGCCTGCACGTCTACGGCGGCAAGGTGCTGCGCGGTGGCGCCGGCGTCGCGGCCTGGACGGCGTCCTGATGGCGCTCGTCAAGGCCCCGAACGGCGACGTCTACGACCTCCCCGAGGCCACCGCCTCGGGGCTGGTCAACGGCCACGAGTCCGAGTGGGAGTACGCCGAGGCCAAGCCGACGCCCGCCAAGAAGACCGCCGCCCGCCCCGCGGCCAACGACCAGTAACGCCCGGCCCCAAGGAGGGAGGTTCGCCATGACGCTCGCACCGCTAGCTGACCCGACGGACCTCCCTCCGGCGTGGGCCGACCATGAGGACGCCGCCAAGGCGCTCGCCGTCGCGTCCTCGGCCATCCGTGACGCCGCCGAGGGTCCGATCGCCGCCACCACCGGCACCGTGACCATCGATGCGCCCGGCGGGACCAAGCTCGCCCTGCCCGGCCCGATCCGCGCCATCACCGCCGTCACCATCGACGGCCGCCCGGTCACCGACTACCGCAACCTCGGCGACGGACTGTGGCGCCGCGGCGGCTGGGGCGACGACCACGCACCCGTCGCCGTTACCGCGACCTTCGGCCTACCCGAGGTCCCCGCCGACATCGCCGAGCTGTGCGTCAGCCTCGCCGTCGCCTGGCTGGAGCACCGCACCGCCGGCGCCAGCAGCACCGCCGGCCTGACCTCGGTGAAGATCGACGACGCCTCCGAGACCTACACCGACGAGGCCGCCAGCCAGATCACGCCGGTGTACATCCCCGAGCTCACCCGAGCCTGGCTCCGCGCCCGGTTCGGCGGCGGGGTCGCCGTCGTGGAGACGCTCTGATGCGCGCCACCGCCCGCCTCGGCGCGATGCAGGCCCGCGCCCAGTCCCTGATGACTCTCACGCTGGCCGCCTACTCCCCCGACGGCAAGACGACCAACCCGGGCGGCTACACCGTCCCGAAGTTCGCCTCTGAGGGCTTGACCTTCGGCCGCGTGCAGGCCACCTCCGGCGGCGACACCACCACCCGCTACATCAAGATCGGCGACGTCGAGCGCCCCGTCATCAAGGGCGGCCTGCAGATCCCGTTGACCGCGAAAGTCCCGGTCGCTGGCGAGCAGCGCGGCACCGGCTGGGAGTACGTCGTCCTCGCGGTCGGCCCCCTCGACGACCTCGCGCTCCTCGGGCGCCGCTACCTCGTCGTCGCCGTCCCCGCGAAGTCCCACGCGACCATGCGTCGCCTCACGGTCGTGGAGGTCTGAGCATGCGCGTCCACGTCGAGCACAGCATCGGTGACCTCGCTGACGACCTGAAGGGGATCGCGACGTCGACTCCGCGGCGCATGGCTGGCGTGGTCCGCGACGCGGCCCAGCGGGGCAACCGCAACGCCAAGGCGTTCGCTTCCGAGCAACACACCATGTTCTCCGACGTGGACGCCGACTACGCCCCGTCGTTCACCGTCGAGCAGATCGCGCCGTTGGTCTACGAGTACGGTCCCGACGCCGCTCTGCCCGAGGGGTCGAAGGCCAGCGGCTACGAGTTTGGGTCGGTCAACCAGGCCAGCCCGCACCGCAACCTCGACCGCTCGGTCGACATCGAGCGGACCGAGTTCCCGATGGACGTGTCCGACGAGATGCGGCTGATCTGGCAGCAGGCAGGTTTCTGATGCCGACCGAGCAGCAGGTCGCCACGGTCGTCCTCGACCTGGTCAACACCGCCCTCTCCGAGCCCGCCGAGGCGTTCGCTCCCGACGAGGTCCCCTCCCCGCGGCCCGCCGAGCACGTCATAGTGACCGTGGTCCGCCGCGCCGGCGGCACCGCGCGCTCGGGGCGCTACGTCACGTCCGGCTGGTCGCTGTACCTGATGGCGGTCTCCCAGGTGTCGGTTGCGAACGCCCGCAACTCGCTGGCCGCCGCCGGCGCCGCGTTGGAGTCGGCCGTCATCGCCGTCGGCGGCGTCACCTCGACCCCGATCCGGTTCGACAGCGCCCGAGCCGTCGCGCCGGATGACAGCTGGTTCTCGGGCGTCAACGTCTACAACTTCGCGCTCTAGGAGGAGCCATGCCCAACCCCTACCTCGCCGCCGCTCTGCGCGAGCAGGACGCCAAGCGCCCGAAGCCCGCGGCGAAGCCGGCCGCGAAGAAGGCGGCCACCAAGAAGACGACCGCGAGCAGGAAGCCCGCGGCGAAGAAGGCCGCCGCGCCGGCCGCCATCACGAACGCCGACAAGGAGTCCTGACATGCCCATCTCCCTGCCCCCGGTCGAGAAGAGCCTCGGCCGCAAGGTCGTCGTGTTCTGCGACACCCCGCCCGCCGCGCCCACCGGCATCCCGACCCTGACCGAGGTCAACGCCGGCCTCCAGGCGTCCCTGCACCTCTACACGCCGTTCAACGTCACCCCCGACCAGTCCACCGGCCAGGGCCCCCGCAAGCTCGGCGCCAAGACGGTCCCGACCGAGAACGGCCTGGTCACCTACCCCGCGGTCGACGTGCAGGGCTCCTACCTGCCGCAGAAGCTCGGCACCCCGGGCGCGGTCGGCAACGAGGTCTACGAGATGTTCAAGGCCGCCGAGGCCGCCGGGGACAAGATCACCGCCGTGGTCTTCGACGCCATCGACGGCGACATCTCCCCGATCCCCACGGGCGCGGTCGGCGACGTCTACCTCACCGAGCCGGGCGTGATCCGCAAGGGCCAGACCGGCGACGGCGAGTTCGACCACGTGGCCTTCAACTGCTCGCTGGTCATCTCCGGCGGCGAGGCCGTCGCGGTCGACCACGTCTTCACCACCTGACCCGCCTGACCCCATCTCGAGCACCCTCGCGCCCGCGCTGCCGAGTCGCGGGCGCGAGGGGATCACTCGGCTCACTCGGCCCAGCAAGGAGATCTCCATGTCCAAGTCCCTGTCCGACCTGCTCGCCGACAGCGCCCCGGCACCGCTGCCCAAGGCGAGCCTGACGGTCACCCTCATCGAGGGCCAGCACATCCTCGACGAGATCGCCGAGCTCGACGAGCGGCTCCAGGACGCGGTCGCCGCGTCCCGGCGCACCAACGCGTCCGGCGAGCGCACCGGGCCGCCGCGCAAGGCCGGCGAGACCGCCCCCGACATCGCCGCCATCGGCAAGCAGAGCGAGGACGCCCTGGCACGGCTGGCCGCCTTCCAGGTCAAGATCGGCCTCACCGGCACCTCGTCGGGCGAGTGGCACCGCTGGAAGGACGAGCACCCGCCCCGCAAGGAGTCCGCCGGGGACATCAACGTCACCCACGGCTGGTGCAACTCCGTCGACCTGTTCGACGACCTCGGCAAGTACGTCTCGCACTGGGACGGCGCCGAGGTCCCCGAGGGCGCGTGGGACGCCAAGCTCGCCGAGAAGGTCACCTACGCCGACCGCCGAGCCCTGACGACCAAGGTCGTCGAGATGTTCGAGCAGGGCGTGAACCGCGTCCCTTTCTCGTCGAGCGGATCATCTACGACCGAGGATTCCGCGACCGCCTGAACCTCGCGCGGTCGCTGAACATCAGCGACAAGCGCCTGCTCGGCTGGACGCCCACCGAGCGCCACGACCACTACGACCCCGACGGCAACCCGACCGGGTACACGATCATCACCCGCGAGCCCGAGTGGGACGACGTCGAGCGGGCCAAGATGCTCGCCCTGGTCGAGTACGACGCCGGGATGTGCGAGTGCGGCATGCACCAGTCCATCGCCGACACCGACCCGGACCTGGACATGGGCTCGCGGATCTGCCCCTCGTGCCGGGCGATCGCCCGCAACCTCCGCGTCATCGCCGAGAGCGACGAGCAGGTCATGCGCGAGCTGTACGGCGACAAGAAGCCACCCGCCGACGCGGCCCGTCCCGAAGACGGCCGCCACTTCACCCTGCGCGCCAAGAGCGCCCAGCCGTCCGACACCAGTTCCTGACGCCGGCACCTGAACGCCGGTCCTGACGCGCGAGAGGCGGTGGTCCGGTGGCAGTCCGTCACGAGTCGGTGCGGCTCGAGCTCAACGACGCCGGGTTCAGCACGAAGATGGCGAAGAACGCCGCCGCCACGGCGATGCTGGCCAAGGAGCTGGACCACCTCGACGGGACGTCGGTCGACACCGCCCGCGACACCGACGCCCTCGGCAAGTCGGTCGACCGGACCACGAAGTCGACCAAGGAGTACAGCCTCGAGACCGCGGTCGCCGAGGAGCGCACCAACCGCTTCCGCAAGGGGCTGCGCGAGCAGGCCAAGGCCGCCATCGACGCCGAGCAGGGCATCGACCGGCTCAGCGACTCCGCTGTGCGAGGCGGCCGGGCGATCGACCAGTACTCCGGGCGCCTGGGGATCCTGCTGCGCGGCTTCGCGGTCCTCGGCCCCACCCTCGCGCCGATCGCCACCGTCGGTGTCGCCGGTGTCGCCGGCCTGGCCTCCCAGCTCGGGTTCGCCGCCACCGGCGCCCTCTCGCTCGTGGTCGCCGCCCAGGGGGTCGGGGACGCGCTCAAGGCCGTCAACGAGGCCGCCCTGGAGCCCACCACCGCAAACCTGGAGAAGGCCCGCGAGGCGATGTCCCGCCTCGGGCCCGAGGCGCAGGCGTTCGTCACCCGGTTCCAGGAGATCCGGCCCGCGCTGACCGACATCCGCGACGCCGCCGCCGCCGGCTGGTTCCCCGGACTCACCGAGTCGCTGACCGAACTGGAGGACATCGCTCCCGAGGTCGCGACGTTGTTCAACGAGATCGGCACCGTCGGCGGGAATCTCGTCGCAGAGGGCGCTGCGGCATTCGCTGGCCCCGAATGGGCCGACTTCCGGCACTTCGTCGCGATGGAGGCCCCGAAGGCACTCAACGACCTGGGGCACACGCTCGGCAACGTCGCCAAGGGACTCGCCGAGCTCTGGATGGCCTTCGGCCCGCTGAACTCCTCGTTCTCGTCCTGGCTCCTCGACGCCTCCCGCGGATTCGCCGACTGGGCCGAGGGCCTCTCGCAGACCGAAGGGTTCGCCGAGTTCGTCGACTACGTGCAGACCAACGGACCCAAGGTCGCCGACGCCGTGGTGGCAATCGCCAACGCGGTGCTTCAGATCGCGGAGGCCGCCGCCCCTCTGGGCGGCCCCGTCCTCGATGCGCTGACCTCGTTCGCCAACCTCATCGCCGACATCGCAGACTCGCCGCTCGGCACACCGATCATGACCGCGGTCGCCGCCATGTCAGCGCTGTCGCTGGCAACGAACGTGGCCACCGCCGCGACCCTGCGCCTCAAGGCCGCCCAGGCGGCACTCGGCATGGGCGGCGCTGGCGCGGCAGCCAAGGGCAAGGGCGCCCTGCTCGGCGGCCCCGGCGGCGTCGCTCTGGCCGGCTACCTCGGCAACGAGTTCGTCAGCTCACAAGGCGAGAAGGCCCAGGACAACACCTTCGATGTCAACTTCGGCAACTCCTCGCCCCTGAACGCCATCAAGGCGTTGACCTCCTGGGACGCGGACAAGTTCGTTGGCAGCGACATCGTCAAGCGGATCTTCACCGGCCCCGACGTCAAGAACGTCGAGGACATGGGATTCGCCGCAATGGCCGCCCGCGGCGCGTTCGATGCCCTGACCACCAGCGTCACCGAGACCGAGGCTGCTGCGGCCGACCTCCAGGCGCGGTTCACCAGCCTGAGCGAGGTACTAACCAAGCAGGGCGCGTTCGACGCCTACCAGGCATCTCTCGACAGCCTGACCGAGTCGGTCAAGCGCAATGGGCAGACGCTCGACGCGAACACTGAGGCGGGCCGCGAGAACCGCGAGAACCTCAACCTGATCGCGGAGCGGGCTGCTCAGTACGCCGAGACCCTCGAAGGGGCTGACCGAAAGCGCTACCTGCAGGGCGCCATTCAGGACTTCAAGGAGGCGGCCGAGAAGGCTGGCGGTCTCGACCGTCGCGCTCGCGAGGTTCTGCGTGGTCTACGCGACCTGGCCAAGGTCAAGGTCGACCCGAAGATCAACGTCGACACCGCTGCGGCCAAGGCCGCGCTCCAGTCGTTCAAGGCGCAGCTCGCCGACATCCATGACAAGAAGATCACCGTCTCCACGACGTTCCGCAACTTCTTCGACGGCCCCGCAGGCGCGGGGGCAAAGAAGACGCCCAAGGTGCCCCAGATCCCCGGCATGCAGGTCCCCGGCGTCGGCGCAGATGGCACCACCGTTCCCAAGACGGGTCTCCCCTATGCCGACCGCCATCTGTACCTCCTGGCTGACGGGGAGCGTGTCACCTCCAATCGGCACGGACAGGTCGACAACAGCCCCAAGGCCCTCGATCTCATCAACCGCGGCCTGCTCAACGACCGCATCCTCGGACTCGCGAACGGCGGCACGACGGGCAAGCAGTCGAAGAACCTCGGCTCCTCGCTCGTGCCGACTGGCCCCCAGCGCGGCGACTCGATCCTGGGCCTGCACATGGCCGCCAATGGCGCTTACATCGCGCTGACGGACTGGATCAAGGAGCTCGAGAAGTCCCGGGACACCCTCCAGTCCGAGAACGACGCTCGTCAGTCGCTCATCACGGAGCTCGGCGACACGATCGGCAGCAGATTCACCACGGCGCTGTTCGGCAACACCGACCCCTGGTCGGCCGGCGGGTCACTCGCCGATGCGATCGGGATCCTGAATGGCGACACCGCCGCAGCCAACGCGTTCACCGGCAACGTCGGTCGCCTCCAGGCCCTGGGGCTCGATGACCCGGGCGCCCTGAACGCCCTGCTCTCGCAGGCCGACGCCGCGACCATCGCCAACATCGCAGCCACCGCGACACCCGAGGTCATCGCCCAGTACGAGGCGTCGTTCCAGGCCCGCCAGACGGCGGTGACCAACGCGCAGAACGTCGCGATGGCTGCACAGACGGCCACGTTGGTGGCCGCCCAGGCCGCCACGACGGCGAAGCTCGATCAGGTCGTGGCCGAGATCAAGCGGCTCCAGGGCGTGACCCAGGACGTCGGCCCCTCGGCCGGCAAGGCGACCGGAAGCGCGCTGAAGAAGTCCACAGGCAAGGGCGCTCGGAACATCAAGAAGGGCGGGAAGTGATGACCCAGGATCTGGCACTCCGGCTCGGCGACATCGACCTGACGAGCGGGGAGCCGACCGACGAGGGCTGGCTGATCGAGACCATGGTCGACGGGACCAGCCTGGGCAACCCGAAGGCGCTGCGGGAGTTCGTCAAGAGCCTGTTCGTGGACGGGTCGCTGTCGGTGCTGCAGGGCACGGACAACCGGGAGCCGGAGTTCAGCCTTCGGGTGTCGGCGCCGGAGGCGATCGCTGGCCCGGCGCTCGCCGCTGCGGAGAAGGCGCTACAGCTCGCGACGCGGGTCAAGCCGCGCCCGGCTCCGCTGGTCTACGTCCCGCCGGCGACGGACTCGGCGACCACGGTGTTCGACGTCGAGGCGGCCGACCTGGCCCGCGACACCGGCGAGGGCTGGGACCGCGAGGAGGTGATGCGGGAGTACCGGTACTACACGCTGTCGTTGTCGTGCTGGCCGTGGGTGCGACCGGAGACGACGGTGGTGGTGCCTGCGATCCCGGTCCCTCCGGACCCGGGCGGCGCCGCGACGATCGTCGTCATCGACACCTGCGACTCGAAGGTCGGGTGGACCGACGGCGAGGGCGGAACCTCCGACGTCGGGCAAGGCCCCGGATGGCTCTACTCGACTGGCTCGGGCGCCTCGAACGACTACGCCTACGAGCTGAGGCGCACCGGCACTGTCGCGATGGGCGCCACGCCTTACATTCGCGTCACTGCGATCACTGCCTACTCTGGGACTCCAACCACCCCGCGGGCCATCTTCACCGGCGCCGGTGGCGCCATGACCGCAGAGCTGTTCCCGATCGCATCGGAGCCCTCCGCGTTTGGCGGGCTGTGGGTGGACTACTACTTCCAGCCGGGGTTCGCGACCGTCGAGAAACTGGCGGTGAAGGTTCCTTGGGGTCCGCCGTGGTCGGAGAACGTGGGGCTGTCGATCACCCACGTCGCCCGCACCGACACGATCGGCGACAAGGCCAACAGCACGCTGCGCCAGCAGCGGCGCACCGCGAACATCATCGGCTCGGCGCCCACCCAGGCCGAGATCCGGCTCTACGACGCCACCCCGGGCCCGCTGGGCGCCGACATCCTGGTCTACACCTCGCAGAACCCGCTGTGGCAGCCGCCGCTGCGCAAGTGGCTCGCGGCGTCCTCGGCAGTTACCGCCGACGCCACGATGGTCTCGGGCGGCCGGAACACCATGGCCACGACCATGAAGTTCCTGATCCCGGCGAACCTGCTGACCGAGGGCACCTACTCGCTGCTCGCGAAGATGAACGTCACCACCGCCGGCACCCTGAACTGGGCCACCCGGATCGTGTCTTCGACCGGCGCGGCGACCGTCGGGTCCTCGATCACCCAGTCCGGGTCGATCGCGCTCGGCGTGACCGGCGGCCAGAAGGTGCTCAACCTCGCGGCCATGCTCCTCCCGCCGGTGGCGGCCGAGGGCGACCAGATGGTCGAGCTCACCCTGACCGGGACCGCGAACATGACGTTCGACGAGGGCTGGCTGTGCTCGCAGACCGACGGCGTGCTGACCTGGATCCCGGACACCGACTCCCTGACCTGGATCGAGATCCGCTCCCCCGAGATCGGCTCGGACCGGCCCACCATCTACGGCGGCACCGGCGCGCTGGGCACCAACCCGGTGTGCATCGACTGGAAGGCCGCCGCCGTCCCCGGGTTCGGGGCCTGTGGCCAGCACATCACCGAGCCCGGGCTGATGCAGGTCTTCACGATCTGCACCACCTCGCTGGTCTCCCAGTCGGTGCTGGAGTTCTACCCGCGCTACCACTCCCACGTCCTCACCGAGGCCGCCTGATGAGCCGCCCGATGGCCCGGCTGATGGGTGTGGTGGTCGGCGGATGATGCGCACGACCGCGACCCGACCGGAGCTCCGGATCGGGGGCTACCGCCTGTCCGCGATCGTCCCGCACTGGGACTCCCTCAAGCACTCCAGCCGGCCCAACGGCGACTGGGAGCTGTCATTCCGGATCGCGGCCGACGCTCACTGGCGCCACCCCGCGCTCACCAAGCGGGCCCTGACGGACCTGATGTACGGGCCGACCTGCCTGTTCGCCGGCTCAATGTCCGAGCCGAACTGGGACGACGGGTCGATGACCGTCATCGGCGCCTCCCGCGAGGCCGACGACGCGATCGCGCTCGACGCCGCGGGCAACGCCTCGACGAAGCCGAACGAGGTCATCGACGCCGCGATCGCCCGCGGTGCCCTGTCGTGGACCCGGGTCGGGGACTTCGGCAACACCCCGATGGGCGAGACCACCGGCGGGCTGGTCAAGCTCCGCTCCGTGCTCGACGCCTGGGCGCAGAAGACCGGGAAGACCTGGCACGTCAACGCTCGCCGGCAGCTCATCATCATCGAGCCCTCCGAGGCCGCGCCTTCGTGGCTGGTCACCCCCGGCTCCGGGGTCCTCGGCGCCGCCGGTGACCAGCAGGTCGACGTCGTGTTCGTCCGGTTCATCAACGCGGCCACCGGTCGGCGGGACTCGGCGTGGTACCCGTCGACCTCGCCGGTCCGGCCCAACGAGGAGCCGACCGACCTCACCGGCCGTGGCGCCATGACCGCGGCCGACGCGACCACGACCGCGCAGAACATCTGGGCCGAGATGCAGGGCCGCCCCGGATGGGTCAACCGGCTGTCCCTGCACCACGGCGTCATCACCAACCTCGGCGGCACCAAGGCCGACTGCGCCACCGTCCGGGCCCCGCAGGCCATGGTCCTGCGCGACGTCCGCGACACCCGCGGCCTCGCGCTGAACACCGCGATCATCCTCGACGAGGCCGAGTACGACTGGGACGACGACGACCTCACCGCCACCCCCCGCGGCCTCGCTGCCCGCGACCCCGAGGCAGCTCTCGAGCAGGTCGGCAACCTCGCCGTCGACGCCATGGCGGCCGCGACCGCTGGACGCTCCGGGGACACCGGATGGATCACTGTCACGACGTTCCAGAACGGCTGGACCCACTTCGACGCACCCCGCCCCGTCCAGTACCGCCGCATCGGGACCCGCGTCCAACTGCGTGGCTTCATGCGCTCCGGGGCGATCAACGCGGTCGCGTTCACCCTGCCCGCCGGCTTCCGCCCGGTCGCGCGCCTGTACGCCGACCACGCCTGGCCTGTCATGTCGAACGGCAACGCGCTCGGCGTGGTCTCGGCCGACGGCAGCAACGGCAACTTCGTCCCCGTGGCCGGGGACCCGGCCTGGATCGACCTATCCCCGATCACCTACCTCGTCGACTGAGAGGCCGACCCGATGACCGACACCACCCAGGCCGCCCTCCTCGGAGCCGGAGCCGTGTGCGGCGCCCTCCTCGCGATCCTCGGCCTCCTCGCAGCAATCTGGAAGGTCGCGCTCCCGTGGCTGCGCGAGCAGATCGTCAAGCCCGTCCAGGTCACCCGCGATCACGTCGCGAACTCCCACCAGACCAACCTGCGCGCCGACATCGACGCCCTCGCCGCCCAGATCGCCGAGGTCAAGACCACCGGCGACGACACCTCGCGCGCGGTCGCGCGGATCGGCGGCCAGCTCGACGCCCACCTCATCAGCGCATCCACCACCGACGCCGCCGTCCACGCCCGGCTCGTAGCGCTGGAGACCCGACAGGAGAACACCTGATGTACCGCGAGGCCAAGTCCCTCAAGACCCTGCTCGCCGAGATCAACGCCGCCGCCCCGCGGCGCTCGACCGCCTCCGACGGATGGATCGGCGACGATGCCCACGCCACCCGCGAGTCCGACCACAACCCCTGGGTCATCGACGACAAGGGCGTCGGTGTGGTCCGGGCCCGCGACTTCACCCACGACCCCGTTGGCGGCCTCGACTGCAACGAGCTCGCCCGACGCCTCGTCGCGCTCATGCTCAAGGGCACCCACCCCGCGCTCCGGTCGGGCGCCTACGTCATCTGGAACGGCGCGATCTTCTCCTACGACCGCCGCGCCGAGGGCTGGCGCGTCTACCGCGGCACCAACCCGCACACCAAGCACCTGCACCTCTCGGTCGCCACCGCCGCCTTCGGCTACGACTCGACCGCGCCCTGGGGCGTCATGGCGCTCCTGCAGCTCCCGAAGCGCGTGATCCGGTTCCTCGCCGAGGCCAAGCGCGAGATCCAGCGCCTGCGCGCCGCCCGCGCCGCTGCGATCACCCACGGCGAGAACCCCGAGCCGTACACCACCGCGATCAAGAAGACCCGCGCCGCGCGCCGGGCCGCGAAGCGAGCGGCGAAGCGATGAGCGCCGCGGTCGCTGAGTTCTCCGGCCGGCTCCGGTGGCTGGCCACCCAGCTCGCTGTGCTCGGTCCTCTCGCCGCCGTGGCGCCGAGCCTGGACGTGTTCCACGGCAACATCGCCGGGCGCCGCAAGGTCCGCCGGATCCGTCGCCGGATGCGCAAGCACAAGGACGACGTCCTCATCCTCACCGAGGCGTACAACGCCCGGCCCTACCTGAAGCGGTGGGCCGAGCGGTTCGGCTACGAGCTGCGCCACGCCACCCGGGCCAAGCACGGACCCGAGGGACCCGACGTCGCGGTCCTCGTCCGGCACGGGATCGAGATCCTCGACTACGAACTCGTCGAGATGACGAAGGAGTGGTGGGGCCCGTTCCGCTACCCACACTCGCGGAAGAAGCCGCGCCTGGTCCCGGTGCTCACCCTGCGCAAGGCCGGCATGATCTACGTCGTCATCGGGATGCACGCACCGTCCGGCGGTCCGAAGGGCGGCACCAGCACCCGCGGCCGGAACGCGCCCGCCTGGGCCGAGTACGCCGACCACGTCCGCCACGTCCTGACCGGCGTCGTGCGGGGCGCTGCGGTCGGCGACGGGAACGCCAAGGGCGCCGAGCTGCGCGAGCACATGATGCCCGCCGACGGCCAGGTCGCCATGGCCTCCGGCGTCGACGGCGTGGTGGCCAAGGGCCTGCGCATCGCCCTGCGCCGGCTCCGGTCCCCGCTCGGGATGCACGGCTGGTTCCGCGCCCGACTCACCCCGATCGCCAACTGACCTCCCAGCTTCGCCAAGGATTGGAGCAACACCATGACCGAGCTCGTCCCCGACAAGACCAAGATCGCCGCCAAGCGCGGCTTCCTCCGCACCACCGCTCAGTCCTACGGCGCGACCCTGACCACCGGCATCTCGGCCTCGGTCGTGCTCGGCGTCGTGACCGGCGAGGTCCAGCTCATCCCGACCCTGGTCACGATGGCCGTCTCGCTGGTCGCCCCGGTCGTGGCCGGCGCGGCGTCGTACTTCTCGATCCTCGGCGACGGCATCCCCGAGGACTACACCGGCGAGACCGAGTAGGTCCCGTGCTCCCCGCCCGGGCTCTGCTCGAGGTGCCCGGCCTGCTGCTGGGCCCGGTCGTCTGCCGGATCACCGGCCGCCACCGCCCGTACTCGTTCCGCCACCACGCCGCCCCGGCGTTCCGGATCTGCCTGCGTTGCAGCCGGACCCTCCGCTGACCCCGAGGAGCCTCGATGACCACGTCGTACAACCTGACCGGCAACATCCGCGACCTGATCGGTGAGACCTCCAAGTCGGCGACCGCGTACCTGTCGACCAACCTCGGCGACGTCGCCCTGGTCGACCTCGACGCCAACCAGGTCCGCCTCGCCGGGAGCAAGCGGATCCCGCTCGCCGCCGGCGGGACGTTCACGACCAGCCTCATCGCGACCAACTCCACCGGCACCAACATCTCCGGCGGCACCCTGCGCTACCGGGTCACGGTCGTCTACAAGGACCCCAACGGCCAGACCCGCACCTGGGACTCCGGCCTGTTCGCCCACACCGCCACACAGGATCTCTCCGACGTCGTCGCGGCCGGCGTGCCTCCCGTGCTGGCCAACGAGTACCTCTCCAAGACCCTGTTCGACGCCAAGGGCGACCTCCTCGTCGGCACCGCCAACGACACCGTGACCCGGCTCCCCGTCGGCAACCACGGGACCCTGCTGCTCACCGACCTCAACCAGGCCAGCGGGCTGCGGTGGGGCTCGGCCGGCGAGCTGCCCGCCTCGACCCTGATCGCGACCGGCACCAACCTCGACACCATCAAGACCCCCGGCCTCTACCTGCGCCAGACGATCTCCAACAACACCACCGCGCTCGGGTACCCCATCGCCGACTGGGGGGGCTACCTGCTGGTCATGGCCCCCAACCCCGGCGTCGTCATCCAGATCGCGTTCTCGCTCTCCTCCGCGCCCGGAGTCGGCGCGACCCAGCGCAACGCCTGGTACCGCACCTTCAGCACCACCTGGCAGCCCTGGACCCGCATCGCCACGCCCGGCGCCGGGACCGGATCCCCCGAGGGCGTCGTCACCGCGCCGATCGGGGAGAAGTACACCGACCTCGCAGCCACCAACGGCGCCATCGAGTGGATCAAGACCACCGCCACCGGGAACACCGGCTGGCGAGTCACCCACGGCGACACCGGATGGCGCGACCTCAGCGGCCTGCTCCTCGCCCCCTACTACGCAGAGGACGTCGTCGCGGTCCGGCGCGTCAACAACCTGGTCCACCTCAAGGTCTCCTCGCTCACCACGTCAGGCCCCTCGCCCGGCTCCATCGCCATCTCCGGGATCGCCGGGTTCCAAGACGCGAGTAGCGGGTCGCCCGTCGGCACCAACTTTGCGCTCGTGCCGACCGGCGCTCCCGAGCCCGGGCAGCAGTGGACTATCAACGCCCGAGCCGGCATGGCCACCGCGTACCTCCTGAGCCTCAACAGCGAGATCGCCCCGGGCTCCGACCACTACTTCTCCGGCTCAGCCACCTGGCCCATCACCGCACCATGGCCCACCACGCTCCCCGGCACCGCCCTCTGACCCGCTACCGCAGGCCGACCGCCGCCCCGTCTCCGACTACCTGGAGGCGGGGCGGCTTTCGTTGTCGTTCCGCTCGGCTATGGGCCGATCGAGTCTCCGGCCAACGCAGACATCCGGTCGGCCGCATCGCTGGCTTCGACACTCGTGGTGAAGTAGTCGCCCGAGACAGCGACCCGCTCTCCGGCTGGGTTCCACGCGGTCCACCGCCACGAGTCATCGCCCCGCACCTCGGTGCGGTACTCCCGACCCTCTGGATCCACGCGGAACCGGTGGGCCGCGTGGTCGGCGATCGCCAGACTGGCGTAGGTCGTGCCCGACCAGGCGAGGACCAGGCCGTCGTTGTCGATCAGCCACCACGCGGGATGGCCGGCCACTACCGACTCGACAACGAACCTCATCGGTCGGTCGTCTCGGCCGCGGTACGGAAGGACGGCGCTACCTGGCCGTCTCCCCACCAGTGGCCGCCGTCGTCCTCCCAGTGGTCGGCCGGGTCGACCTCGAGCTGTTCGTCGACGACGGCCAACAGGTCGCCGGCGGCATGCACGTTGCCGCGGGTCACCGCCGCCAAGAGTGCCTCTGCACCCTGGGCGTCGGTGAACGTCGGCGGCACGACGAGCACGTGGAGCACAGTGCGGTCGGACGTCTTCAACTCGATCAGGTGGGTGTCGTCGCGGGGGAAGGATCCGACCTTGATGTAGCCACCCTCGACCGGGATACGTCGCGGTGCGGGATCCCAGTCGGGCGGTGAGAACAAGGCCCGGACGACTCGACCGCATTCGACCGGGAAGTGGTCCACCAGGTCCGCCAGTTCCACGGCGAGGTCGCGGCTTTGTGGCCACCAGCCTCCATCAAGCCGGTCGACTCCCATCGATTGGGCCATGCGAAGACGGAGCGGACGCCGCTCGAGCACCTGCACCGGGTTCGGTGCCCCAGATGCGGCGGGAGCTGCAGGTCGGGCGGAGGGGACGGTTCTGTCGGGCGTCGTCATGACGGCCACCTCTCGACCGGTCCGGGTGTCCGAATGGAGGCCTCAGGGCGACCAGTCACCACCCACGGTACCCCGCGGCCCCCACTCCTCCTCAGCCGCCGCCGAGCGGAGTTCCTGCTCGAACCTCTCCGCGACGATCCGGCCTGGCCAGGCGGCCCGGATACGTAGGACCTCGGAGGTGTGCAGGCGGACCAGAACGATCCCCCCGCCCCGTGCCTGCGGCAGCAGCCCCACCTTGATCCTGCCGTGTCGGGTGAAGATCTCGCTCGCAGCATCCTCCCAATCGCTGCGCGGGTACGCCAGACGGTCGATCCGCCCCCGACGTTCCGGGAACTCGTCGACCAGGTGCGCCCCCTCCCGGACCAGATCCCTGCCGTAGGGCAACCAGATCCCGTCCGCGACAGCGAGGTGCGACTCCTCGGTCAACCGCAGTCGAAGAAGCCCGAGCGCATCAGGGTATCGGTGCGGGTAGTGGCCCCCGGGCGCTCTCATGGCGCCGCCTCTCGTCGCGCTCCTACCGCACCGGACGTACTGCAGGGGCTTCTGATCACAACGGTATCTCGGAGAGCCTGACCGGAATCGTCCCCATCGCGGGCTAGGGTCCGGGGCTTCGCCAGCCGACCTTGTGCGCGGCACCGACCGCGGCCAGCTGCGACGTCAAGTCGAGCTTGGCGAGGATCGTCTTCACCTGGGTGCGGACCGTCGCCTCGGAGACCACACCGACCCGAGCGATGTCACGAACCTGCATACCTCGCATCAAGGCCCCCAAGACCTCTGCCTCCCGACGCGTGAGCCGCTCAAGACGGCTCGAGATGTCGTGGGTGTCCGACCGGTGTCGGGCAGCGACCGCAATCAACTCAGCGCGGTCGCCCGCCGGCATCAACGCAAGGCCGTCGCGGGCCCGTCGCATGGTTCCGATGATCTGGTTCAACGACGACGACTTCAGCAGTACCGCTCGGGCTCCTCGATGCAGACACTCCCCCCACTCCGGTCGACTAAGGCTCCCTGTGAGCACGACGACCACAGCCCCCGACGCCGCCAACGGCGCCACCAGCCTCGTCCCGTCACCGACGCGACCAAGACACAGGTCGAGCAACACCAGACGCGGAACGGTGCGCAGCGTCGCTGACAATACCGACGCCAGTGTCGCGCCAGGATCGGTCAGGTCGACACGACGCACCGCGTACCCGTGATGCTCCAAGGTCAGCGCCACCGCCTCGGCGAACAGCACATGGTCATCGACAATCGTGATCCGCATCGCTGCTGGAAGCGACATAAGCCCACCGGTCCTGACGGTCGGGAGTTCGACCTCGGGTCAGGCGCGCCCACGGCGCCCACGACCCGAGAATCGTCGCGACCGACAAGAGTGCTTCGGCTCGAAGACTTGTCCCTATGACGGTCCTCGCAACGGACAGCACTGTCAACCGGGCGGGCTGTGCCGCCAACTCGCACCCACCCGCGATCCATCCTGCGCCTGCCGAGACCGCCGGAGTGCCATCATGGGGCGCCCCAACCTGGCCGCAGATATGACAGAGCATCGGAACGAGGAGCGAGGAAGCCAGTGTCACCGGTGCGGAAGCGCCCCCCTCGCACTGCAGTACGAGTGAGACGCCTACCCCCGCCACGCCTCTGCTTGGGAAGAGGGGGTGACCTCACAGTACCCCTTCCGCCCCGAGCGAACGCCCGCCCGTCACCCGAGCAGATCCGCAGCGACATCCCCGAGGGCTGGGTGCTGCTCGGGGTCAGGGTCGAACGCGCTAGGGAGTAGCGGGTTCCGCCGTGGCAGTGGCGCTCATGGTGGGGAGGCGGCCCCGGATCTTCTCGACGAACGCCTCCGCTTCCTCTGCCGCGAGAACATCTGTGGACCAAACGTCAAGGAAGGAGTCCCAGACTCGCGAGGTGCGGTGACGGCCAGCGAGCCGCCTCGCGATCTCGGCCGCCCATGTGTGGGCGTTGGGAATGGTCAACGCGTCTTCTACGGCAGTAGCCAAGTCGTTGAAGTCCACCCCGAGGCGCTCTGCGGCGATCTCGAGGGCCTCGTCCGAGCGACAGATGGCGGCGAAGATGACGCGTTCGGGCGCTTCCTCGCCGGGAAGAACAATGCATGAGGGTGCCTCGGCTTGGTCACCATCGAGCACCCCCATGCCGTCTTCGGCGAGGACTCCAGACCCCGCAAGCTCTCCCACCGCGCGAACCGTGCCAGCAGGGCCGACTTCGACCACAGAGAGACGGGGAAGAAGGCCCGGGTCAACCTTTCGGATGACCGCGTCGATCATGGATGCCGATTCGGAATCCTCGCAGTAGAGCACGAGTTCGGGATGCTGTTCGTCGTCCATAAGCGAGAGCGCATACTGAGGCGTTACCCCGTAAATGACTTCGCGGTGGCCATCCCGACGGGAGCGAAGATAGATCCTGGCCTCGGCGGGCAGTTGCTCGAGGACGTAAGGCGAATGGGTTGTGACGATGAGTTGGAGTCGACGTCGGCGCGCGATGTCAATCAGCTCTGTCATCAGCCGGCGTTGCGCACGTGGGTGCAGGGACGCCTCCACCTCGTCGATCAAGACGAGAGAGTTCGGCTGCGCCTCCTGGAGGAGCGCAACAAGGTCTGTCGTGGCGTCCTCTCCGGCGCCCTGATGAAAGTTGGAGTACGTCACGTCGCCCGTGCCGACGATGCCGACCTGCTTCCCGCGGTCATCGCGGACGAGTTCGCCCCGGTTGTAGGTGCGACCGAGCACACGAGACAGCATCACGACACTGTCCTCATCGAGGGCGACGGTGTCAGCGTTTGCGGCGAGGTCAACTCGGGCTACGCGTCCGTAGCCGATCAACGTGTCGATCGGCTGCGTGCGGGAGATGTCCAAGAAATGTAGGTTCCTCTTGACGCGCTCGGGCATTCCTCGCCAGCGAGTGCTCTTCTTTCGCAGCGACGGCGAGGTGACCTTGGCGCCTTGTCGAATGCGGTACTCAAGCCGAACGCCGCTCACGTCCTCCCAAGGGGTCGTGGGGAAGAAGTCGTCCGGCGAGAAGTCGCGCGTTCCGGCGCCGCCCGTGGGACCGTAGGCTGCAGCCGCCGCCTTGATTACGGTGCTTTTCCCAGAGCCGTTCTCGCCGGCGATCGCCACGACCGGGAATCGGAACTCGATCCACTGGCCTGTCCAGCCTCGAATCCCGTCGAGTTGAACCCCCTCAAGAAACTGGGGCCAGCCTGGACCGTCATGACGATGCGTCGCCCAGTCTGACGACAATCGAGGGAGAGTGCGCGCCAGGCCACGAGTCATTTGAGGGTCCTCCGTGTCGATCTCGATGGCAGCCACAGCCGCCGCACGGCAGCATAACCGGCATTAAGCGACCCGCTGTGCCGGGACTACCCGGCATAGGTCCGGGTCTCTTGCCGCCTTACGCTTAGAACCCGAGCCGGCGCGCGGACCGCTGGTGCGCTCGATGGGACCGAAGCCGCCGCAACCGACGCACCAGCATCGGGTCGTGAGCGAGCGCCTCGGGACGGTCGATCTGTCGGCCCGTGCAGTACCCACCGCAGGTCGACGTGTCGAGCGCAGTAGCCTCGCCGGCGTGGATCCTCGGGTGAATTCGCGCCAGCTCGACGTGCTGAAATGGATCGATGAGGGTTGCCTGCCTGGGCGCTGGCCACCGGACGACTACAGCCACACGCTGAGCGCCTCCGCCTTAGCAAATCGGGGCTTGGTCACCGTGAAGGGCAGAGGGCCACGCTGGTCGGCCACGATCACCGACGACGGCAGTTACTACCTGGAGCACGGTGCCTATCCGCCCGGGCATCGCTTCGCGCCCCACAAGCGAGGGCACAAATCAGCCGCGGCTGGGGTTGAACCCGAAACCCCGGAAACCCCAAGGCCCGATGGCAGCAACGAGACGCATCAGGCGGTTTCCCAAGACTTCCCGATCGATAGCCCCCGACGCATCAAGCAGCGTTCCGAGGTAGAGGGCAGCACGACCTCTGTCGGACACCCCTGGGAAGACCGAGTTCTCATCTCCGTCAAGGAGGCTGCGTGGGTCCTGAGCCTGAGTACGCGCATGGTCTACGAAGCGGTTCGGAACGGTGACATCGATCGAGTGTTCATCGGCCAAGGGACCACCAACTACCGATTGGTCTACGACTCGGTTCTCGCCTGGGTGAACTCGATGCCAACGGAACCCGTTCGCTCGTGGTGACCAACCGTCACCGTTGGGAGGAGCCACTGGCCAAGCCCCTCTACGTCACATTCACGAGGGCGGCGGAGCTGCTCGACGTTCCCTACTGGCGCATGCATCGGCTCGGCTTCGTACTCGAGACGCGGTACTTCGGCGAGAAGGGTGGCGCTCCGAGAATCTCCATGGCATCGATAGAAGAGTTCATCGACATCAGAGAGGCCGGCGGTGACCCCGTTGCCGTGATGGAACCGCGACGGATTGCTGCTCGACGGACCAATCTGCGTCAGACGGCACGGACGCCGCCACCGCCGACCTACTGGGAGCGTCGGCGACGCTGGAGGCACTCCTAGGCTCACGCTCCCACGCCACCTCGCGATGGCGGTTGCTCGTCATGAGCCGGAGAGATCGACCAGAACGAAGCCGTCCTCGACAGAGGAGTACGCCACTTGCTCTCGGGTGCTGCGCTTCAACAACTCCCACGCCGACCAGTCGTCGAGGCCCGATACCCACTGTTCGGCCTCGGCGGCCGCCTCTGCCACCGATCGAGCCGAGATGACCCCCAACTCCTTGCGCCCCGGAGCCCCGGTCTCGACGATGACGTATTCGATCTCTCCGGCAGTCATCTGACGAGCGTATCGGCGAGCGGCCGGCGGCCGCGCTTGAACGTGGAACTCCCCGCGCCCTGCGCGCGCCAGACCGTCCCACTGTCCAATTTGGACACCCCTCATCATTCGACCCGAGCAGGTCCCTAGGAGGGATAGCCGTAGATGATCTGTCCGCCCACTCGAACCGCGATGTACTGGCACCACTTCTCGGCGTAGGCGTCGTAGTCGACCCCGGAACCGCCGCCCATCGGGATGATGAGTATCGCCTTCTTCTTCACGATGCAGCCGGGCGGGACCTCGGCCTCAGCGCCCACCTGCAACCAGTCCTGCCAGAAATCGAGGGCACGGGTCATGTTGCGGTACTTGAGGACGTAGATGTCCTGTCGGCCGGCACCGTTGTTGACGCGGCACTCGACTCCGCTGTTCTTCCCACCTCCCGCCAGGGTCTCCGAATGGGGCCACTTGCACTTCAGCTTCTTTGCCAGCTTCTTCGTGATCGGCGGAACCGAGTCCGCGGATGACGGCGAACCTGCCCCGAGAAGCAGGGCGCACGCCAGCGCGAGAGCGGCAAGGATCCGATGTGACTTCACCCCGGCAGGCTACGACGGCCCGACCGACCGCCGCAGTCGTTTCTAGCGCGGCGGTCGCTCCGTCGGCAGCGACCGGATCCACTCGACCAAGTCCTCGGCCAGGATGATCGGATGCTGACCGCCATCGCGGCGGTAGTGGACGAGCAGCTCGCCCTCCCGGATCGCCTCCCGGATGACCTTCTCCCCGAACGGCGTGACCGCAGCCGCGCCCTCAATGGTGTACGCGATCATGAGCATCCGGCCAGTGTCGCCGCCCCCGTCGAGATGGACGGGGGCGGCTCCGTGGCCCCTCAGAAGGCGTGGTGCGTCAGGCGCGAGCCTCCCTGTTGGCCTGACGCTGCTCCAACTCGTCGATCCGGCGCTCCAGGCGTTCGCACGTCGCTTCCCATTCGGCCCGCAAGTCAGCCAGGGCGGCAAGGACCTCCGGCGTCACCTGCTCCTGCCCGGTCACGACTGCACCTCTTCGATGACCGCGAGGAGGCTGCGAGCGACTGTCATGGCCTCGGCGAGGGTGAGCTGCTGCTGCGCCTCCATGTGGATCAGTGGCTCGTCGCCGGAGACCGTGTTGTCCGGGTACGCGTGACGAGTGTGCGAGATCCCGGCGGTCGGCTCCGAGTGGTGGATGACGAACCCTTCGAGCTCGCCCAGTTCCTCGTAGTGCATCTCGTAGGTGTGGACACACCATGACGGGCAGACGATCTCCGGCCTCATGCCGGGCTTGACCGCGAGGACAGGCGGCGTGCTCACGACTCCTGCCCGACCTTCATCAGGTGCTGCAGAACGGTGATCAGCTCACGGACCTCGTCGAAGTACATCGCCGGAATCGTGTTGCTCCTGCGCTCACCGTCCTCACCCCAGACCCGGGTGATCTGGATGCGAGGCTCCAGCGCTCGACTCGCGGCCCCTAGGCGAACCTCCAGGTGGGGGTTGCGGATCCCCTCGACGCCGGCCACGTCGTCGTAGTAGCCCCTCCCGCCGTCGGTGCGGATCAGGATCGGGGTGCCCATGTGTCCGCGAGCGCCATCGATTAGCCGAAGGACATCGTGGTGATCGCCGTCCTGGTCACACCAAGGCGGGCACGGGTGGGCCCACTTCTCGCGCTTCCCGTCCGGCGTGAAGGTCGGACGGAGCTCCGGCCTCTCCCAGGCCATCTGGTCGGCCTTCGTGATCGCGGACGGGATCTGGTCTTCAGGGTTGCTGTTGGCATCCAGGTGGCTTCCCCGCCCCTGGTTGCTGGATGATTCGGTCACGGTCTACGTCCTCTCGCGACGTGGTGCCGAGGCCCTCGGTTGGTGTTCCCGCACCCACCGAGGGCCGCTATTGACTTTGACAAGAGGAACGCTAGGTCCCGGCGCTTGTCAAAGTCAAGGCCCTCTGGGAAACTGGGGCACATGCCAGAAGACCTGATGGGGCAGGCCGAGATTGCCGCGTTGCTCGGCGTCACCAAGCAACGCGCTCAGCAGCTCTACAAGGCCGGAAAGCTGCCCGAGCCGCTCGGCGTCGTTGCCATGGGTCCCGTCTGGCTCAAGGCCGACATCGAGAAATGGGCGCGGGAGACAGGACGTATCGAGTGACCTCGAAGCGGGCGCACATCAGCCTCCAGGAAGCCGCGGACTATCTCGGGGTCTCCGCCTCCACGGTCCGTCGATACGTCGGCCTGGGCACTCTCCCCGCGTACAGGATCGCCGGCTCCAAGCTGATCAGGGTCAAGCGCACCGACGTCGAGGGCCTGTTGAAGCGGATCCCGACTGTCGAGTCGCGCGAGTACTAG